GTGGCAGTGAGGCGGTCTAACCAGTTCGGCGGCTTTCGTTTCAGCGAGACGCTGGCCGCGACGGCGTCACGAAGGCTTGACGATCCGGTAGCCGAGGGCGTGGAGGACGCGGGCGAGATCGCGGCCGACCTCGGTGATGGTTTCTTCTGACATCTGGGGGAAGGCACAGTGAAGTCCCTCGTGCAGTTCGGTTTCAAGGCGGGAACGGCCTTTCAGCCTCGAGTCGATCAGGACGCGAGGCTTCATGCCGGGGTTCTTTGAGTCGGGCAGATACGCCCACCCGGCCGCCTGTCCGCGCAGGCGGGTATACCGCCAATGCCAAACTGTCCCGGCGATCGTGAAGTGGTGGTCATCGGCTGCCATAGCAATAGTCTACACAAGTAGACTAGCAGCCCGCTAGGCAGTTTGCGGAGGCTCGCTATCTCGCCCAAGCAGCCTATCTGAGAGCCGGTTTAAGGCCGCCTGTCTTTTGCCACACCCACAGTCCTTGATACCGACGGCGTTCGCCACCCGCTGGACGCGCTCTTTCGTGATGCCGACCGACGAGAGGCCGGCGGCGACGATGTCGCCGAGGCCGGGCCTGGGGCGCTCGCATGCGCACAAACCCCTGTGCGGCGCCTGCTGATCGGCGCTCGGCGCTCCGCACACCGCGCATACCCAAACTCCTTGTGCTTTCTTGATGCGCCTCATTCTTACTCCACTTCAACGATTGTGGCGGTCACGCTCATGGTCGCTCCGTACTTTGTGACCGACTGCTCGAATCCCTCGACTGGGCAGCATCTTTCGCCAGTCTCATCCCTAGCCGACGGGAGCGGCGCTGAAAGTTGAATGGAGTTATCAAACTGTGGTGCTCCAAACCCGCAGGGGGGGAATGACGGCGTCGCGGTGACAGTAAGACCGTAGTTTGGCTGAAGCTGGAATCGGTCGCACTCCAATCCCGCACTTATCGTCCAATTCGCGCCGCTAACCACGGCGCCCCAGTAGGGCGTGGTGGCGTTTTGATACCCGCGCCTGAGCGTGAGTGTTGTGGAGAAACTGGAGCAGCGACCGGGGTCTTCCTCGTCATCCTCCACGTCAATGGCTACTTCCACGACGATTGAGTCAACGCCGCAGGGGACTAGGTCAAACGGGTATGCCGAAATGGTGCAGGGGCAGTCGCAGCACGGCTCGTTTGGGTCAAACTTTCCACCAGGCTCCACGAGTATCTGCCCTGCCGCACCCTTGTACGGGCTGGTGTAAACTCCGTTGTGGAGCGTCGAGCAGTCGGTGAATGTCTTGTCAGACAAGAACCGGCCCGAAAATCCAATCAGCTTGCCGTCGCCTGGCGACACCGAAACTCCCCCCAGCGATATCTGCAAGGCGCCGTTTCCGACTCGCGCCTCCAAGACGCGGGAACTCAAGATTCCTGGGCAGTAAAACTGATACCGGCAGGATTGCGGGCCGCTGTAAATGCGGTAGTCCTCGCCAGGCTCCACGACCGCAACCGATTCAATCCTGCCAAAGCCCGGCGACTTTGTGTCCTCGTTGACTGTAGCTTTTACGACCGCCCCCTTGCCTTCGCTAGGGAGCGATTGAATCACGCGAACCTCGTTCAGCAGGTTGTACGGAGGTAAATTGTCGTCCTCGCGGTAGTATGCGCCGGCTAGCGTGATGGTGATTTCCTGCAATGTGCTTCCGCTCTTGAAATACGACCCGCCGCTCGAGACAGACGTGGAAACAATCTCGCCGGCGTCATTCGTCCGCGCTGTCCCCCCCGCACCCGAGCCAGTGTGTGGCGTGCTGAAGCTCAGCTTTACGGTTGAGTTCGGCGGGTAGCCTGCACCGGATGCAGTCACCTGCACGCCTTCCACGCTCCAGACGGCACTCTGGACGGTGAAGTCTCCGGTTTTTGTCGGCCCCGACTTTTGCAGGCTCACCGCGAGCGTCGCCGAGCCGCCAGGGGCAGAGACGTTTACGGTCGGCTGCTCTCTGGTGTGGCCGATCGCGTAGGCCGCCACTTCCTCTTTGTCGGAAGTCTGAAATGTCAGCGGCTGGCCCTCGTAGGCCGAGCCGGCGGGGGAGATCGAGTCGATAGTCCACACCGGGAGGCCGCACTGGCCGGTCGTTTTCGCGAGGGTCACGCCGAGCGGCCCAGCCGAAGCCTGCACCACAATGTCAGGCTGTGTGCGGCCCTTCTTTGCGTATGCGGCGCCGCGACTCACGAGTCGAACGTGATGGAGCGGCGTCTCGACGCCGTCCCACTTGTTGGACTCTTGGTAATACTCCCCAGGCTCTTCGATGGTGACGGCCTTGAGGTAGCCGTAGGGCCAGTCTGGCGGAAGAAACTCGGATTCCTCAGGTGGCAACTCGACCTCAGACACAGTCACCACAGCGGGGACTTCAGTTTTTGTCCTCATCGCCACGCTGCCGGGGGTGTCGTAGAAGTTTGCTTCGTTCTCCGGCACGGGGGTGACAAAGGCTACGTTTATCTTTTGCCCAACCTCATAGATTGATCCGCCGAACCCCTCAACGCGGCTGACGCCCCACGTCTTGGGGTAGCCCTTGTTTTCTTCTAGGTACACATGGGCCGTCCTCCCCACGCCTTCGATCTCGCCGACCATAAGCGGCTTGACGCGAAAGATCGGCTCAATAAATAAGCCCTGGCCCGAGCAGGATTCAGCGCAGGTGTGAACAAGCGGCACCCAGTCAGTCGCCCGCAAGACGATAGAGCGTCCGTTTAGTTGAGTCGCGCACGTCGGCTCGTTCCACCCCCACGCCTTGAAGTTGCTGCCCGGCTGCTCGACCTCAACGTCGATGACCTGCCCGAATCTGCTGCTTCCTGGGTCATCATCCACGACGCCCTTGAGTATCATGCCGGCGCCGGGGCTGAACGTCACATCGGCCACAACCGGCGGCACGTCGGTGTCTCTGTAGTACGTCCCGCCGTTGACAAGAACCGCCTCTTTAGCCTTGCCGCCATCAACGGTCAGGTAAGCCTCGGCATTATCGTCGTCAACCACCTTCACGCGGTCGCCGGTGGAAAACTTGATCGTTGCTTTATCGCCCTCGAGGCCGCTGCCGGCGTTCAGGATAGCCAGGCCGGAGACGCTCCATGTGGGCGGGTCGCCGCCGTTGTATGAGGTATCGACGCGGACTCGCACGCCGCCGGTGGCGGTAGCCTTGAGACTCGGTATGTCGCGGGGGTGCTTGACCCTGCGATAGTACTCGCCCGCCTGCGTCAGGGTGACGCTGGCCTTCCCCTGAGACTGGGAGACTTTGCCGGTTCCAATGATGCTGGTGATGTCGCCGATCGACGCCCCGAACGAGAGACTGGTTCCGTCTGGGATGGTGCTGCCGTTCTCGACCGAAACGGACTTTATCTTCCATACGGGCCTGCAACCCCTGACGAACTCCTCGAGTTGAATGTCGAACTCCGCGGGGCCACTTTGCCAACTCGCGGAAAGCGTTGGAGCTACCCGGCCAGGCTCTGCGTAGCATTCGCCTGGAGATAGCACGAATGCTTTCTCTATCGGCCCCGACAAATCTCCACCAGGCGCGGAGATTGAAGCCACGGCGAGGGCGCCGCCTGTCTCAAAGCAAGATGTGGCCGTCAGCGTGCCAGGGGACGGCATCTTGGAGTCAAACCCAGAAAACTTGAGCGTGATCGTGTGGGGCAGGAAGCTGCACGAGCAGTCGCACTTATTGCAGCAGTCAGGCAAAAACACTTACGCGCACTCCGCGGCAATAAGTTGCCAAACCCCGTCCACCGAGGCAATGAATGCGTCGCGGGGGTCGTTGCAGCCGACGGTGACGGTCGCCAGCACATTCATGGCTGACACTGTTTGAGTTGTGCCGTAGAAGTAGATGGCCTTTGAGGCCCCCTTGTTCCATGACCCGGTGAATGTCACCCGCCGAAGCCCTGGCGCCCCACTTCGCCGCGGCATATCTTGCAGCCGCGTCTCGATGCGGGATATCTCTGACCCGATCGGCTCTGCCTCGACGCGACCGACGACCCGGCGAATGTCGCCGAGCAACTGCGGGCCGATGAAGTATTTTTGCGTGCGGGCCATTTAGTTGCCGATGCCGCGGAGGTTGAAGTTGCGGAACTCAAACTCTTCGTAGATGCGATACCGCTTGATGATGACCGGCGGGTCGGCCGCGCCGTTACCGAAGCTCTTTCTCGGCGTGCCGTCCTCGTTCAGCGGGATGGGCTGGGCGGATGGAATTTGGCTTGAGCCGCCGTCCTCATACTCATAAACCTTGACCATCGCCCGCACCCTGTCGCCGACGGCAATCCCGTCTGGCAGTTGCTCTACGGGGTCGTCAACGATTTTCCCGGCGTCATGCTTGAGCGGCTGCCCAAAGATGTCTTGTTCTGCGTTGGCGCCGGCCGGCACGAACGCCAGAACATTGAACCCAGTCTCCGGAACGGCGATGTCCCAGCCAATGTCGGCGTCGGCGACCGGGTTTGCCAGGCCGTTCCACAGACCCTTGATGTGGTTTCGGCGATACGCGAACTCATAGGTTGCCACCCAGCCCCGGTAAAGGCGGTCATTCCAGAACTCTGCGACTGGCTCGCAGGTGATCCCGCGAAGCATGATCGTGTGGGGCAGGCAGGAGAGCGAGCCGACCGTGTACTGGCTTTCGTTAACCACGCCAACAAGGTTTGCGTTTGTGGTTGGGTCATTCGACTCAAAGTGCCGAACAGAGATGGTGACCATCGGCTCGTACTTGGCTATTGAGTCAAAGCGATCCCCGGCGGCGTTGCGAGGGACTACAGAATCGCCAACATTTGCGCCAACAATTGGTGACACCGGCTGCCATGTGTAAACCGGAACCTCGATCAAAGACGAACTGATCGAAATGTCCGCGGGCCGCACATTTGGAGGCTGAGACTTCGGGTCGCCGCCGCCGCCTGACGACGACGAGCTGGGGGTGGACTGGTACTGAAAAGTAGCCAGATACGACATTCGGCTTTCGCCGTCGTACCGAATGTCAAACGACGTGCAGTGGGTGCCGAGACTGACGGGGTGCTCGTCGCCGACGCTGATGCCGCAAATCCCCTGCGCATCTACGGGTTCGCCCACGCCCTCCATCAGTATCCGAAACACGCGGGTGGCCGTGTCGGCCAACTGACCCTCGTTGCTGGAGCGCGAGAACTGCGCGCCGGACGAAATCTCAGATACTGCTTTGAGAGGCATCGCTATCAACCCTCGGTGATGTCAACGCGGAGCCTGGCGCCGGCGACGCCCGTGGCCTGGTACGTTGTCCCGCTCGAGAGCCGCAGGATCGCCGGCTCGCCGGCCCGCAGGGTGGCGAAGCCAACGAACGAGCCGCCGGCCGCGATGCCGATCGCGGCGGTCTGGATCGTGCTGGTCGAGAGGTTCTGGAGGAACGCCAGGCCGACGCTGGAGAGATTCACCGTCGAGATGCTGACGGCGTTCGTCGAGAGCGTCAGCGTCTGGGAGAGCATCCCCGTGTTGGTCATGTTCGCCGTGACACCGTTGGCGTTGACGGTGTTGGAGAGGAAGCCCTTCGAGACGCGGTAGGAGATGCTGTAGTTGATGTCGGACATGGGGGTTCCTTAGTTGGCGATCTGCGCGCCGCCTTCGCGGGCGATACGGACAAGTTCATCAAGTGACTGCGACTGCTTCTGAAGTTCCACGAGGTTCTGGTCGCGGGCCGAGTCGTCTCCCCGCAGGAGCCGGTTGAGTTCGCGGGAGCCTTCGACCGTCGAAACGTCGGTGGCTTGAAGGGCGGCGCGGGATGGGCCTTGGACGACGGCGTTCGCGACTTGGTCGGCGAGGCCGAAGATGGCTGGGGCGGCCTGACGCAGGGACTGGTCGATGAATCGCTGCTGGGCCTCTGCTTGGGCCTTGGCATCAACGAGGCCGGTGCCTTCCTCGGCCTGGCGGCCAAAGAACTGTCGGATGTCCTCAAGGCCACGAGCGAGGTCGGCGGCGGCACGCTCGCCGTCGGTGCGAGACAACTCCCGGCCGCGCACGGCCGCCGCGGCTTGCTCGGCCTCGCGGGTCGATGCGTCGCGAGCGCGTCGAACCTGCTCGTCGGACTCGACGGCCTGCTGCTCTAGCCTGGCCCGCTCGCGGGCGAGTTCCTCGCGCTGCCGCGGAGATATGTCTGGCCCGATGCCTACGGGCTGAAGCGCTGCGTCGATTTCAGCAATGCGAGAAAGCGCTCGCTCGGCTTCTCTGGCGGCGTCGTTCACAACGCCTGCGTAGTTATCAATCGATTCTCTGACTGTATCCCAGAATCCGTCCCAATCGTTCGGCAGGCCGAGGCCATCGCGTATCTCCCTGAGCCGCATATCCTCTTCATCAGTAAAGGCGGCGCGCTGTTCGTCACGACGCCTCTGGTCTATCCGCTGCGCCTCTTCCGCCAACTCCGCCCGCCGCCTCAGTTGCCCCTGTTGTGAAACTCGCTGGCTGAACCGCTCCCGCGCCGCCGCAACCTCCTCCTCGACGCCGGTCGCCAACTCTCGCTGCCTCGCCAAGTCGGCGTCGGCCTGCTCGCGGGCCTGCCGCGTTGCTGGCGTGCTGCGCCCCAGGTCGGCGCGGCGGGCCTCGTCGGCGGATTGTTGGGCTGACTGGAGGTTGGATTGGGCCTCTTGGCTGGCGCGGTCAAGGGCGGCAGCGAAGCGGTCGATGGCCTGGCGGGCGATGTCTCGCGACCTAGCCTCCTCAAGAATCCCCCTGGCCGCAATTTCAAGCTCGCGCTGAAGCGCCGCTGCCGCTCGCAGCCCCTCTTGGCTATCTATGCCCTCAAGGTTGTTCGCGGCCTCTTCAACTTGCGCGGCAAGCATTGCTCGCCTGGCGTTTGCGGCCGCGGCACCCGGCACGTCGGCCGCGGAATCAAGAATCTCGCCTGCCTCTTGCAGCACCGAAGCGGTTTGAATCGCCGCCTGTGCGATCTGGGCTGTGCCTTCGTCTATTTGCCTCTGGATTTCTTGAGCGCGAACCCTCTCGACCTCTTGCTGTAAACGAAGGATTGAGGCCCGGATGGCATTGCCGGCAGATGACCCTTCGTCAAGCTGACCAGAGAGCACTTCAATTGCGGCGTCGAGAGCCGCCACCGCAGCCTCAAAAGAAACTGGAGCCTCTGCGCCTCGCGCACGGCCTGCTGCGCCTTGGAGATTGGTCGATTCAACAAACCCGCCCACGCCAAACCGCGACCCGCGGCTGCTGCGAACCGCGGCCTCTCTCGCGACCCTCTCAAACTGCTGGGCTATGATCTCATTGATGTCCCCGAGTCCCGTCGCGGGGCTTGCGATGGCGGCCTGCCTTGCGGCTCGCTCGCGGTCTTGAGACTGCTGGAGTTGCCGAGAGAGGATGACGCGCTGGCCGGCGTCAGTAGTACCTTCAAGCTGCCTCTCAATGGCGGCCTGCGACGCTCGCTCTTTCTGTACTGTAGAATCGAGCGACGCAACTCGCTCTTCTCGAAGTTCTCGCTGCTTCTTAATCAGCTCTTCGATTCTTTTCTGAAGTTTCTGTGCCTCGCCGGCGGCGCCGGAGAACGCTTTGTCTGCGATGGTTGAACCAAGTTCCTGAAACGCAGACTTTAGCTCGTCAACAAGCGTCTTCTGCTTGGCGAGTGCATCGTTGAGTGACTTTGTCTGATCCTCTGCTGTCTTTCCGTTGTTGGCAAACTTGATCAGCGACGCGATCAACTGCGCCCCGATGGCGGCAGAAATGCCGATGATAAGACCTTTCGTTGATCCAATAATGAATCCGAGTTGCGAGATGTTGTTGCCGGCCGCGCGAATGCGTTGATCCAGGCCGCCCGTGACACTGAAGAAGTCCTCGAACGCAAAGGCGGCCTGCTGAATAGCAAGCCCTGCCTTTGATCCGGCCCCCCTCGCAACGTCGCCAATTCGCTTGAGGGCTGCGGCAAGCTCCTCCGGCTTTACGTTGTCGATTTGTGCCGCCAGCCTGACAACCTCATTGCGAGCGTCCGAGATAGCCTTCCTGCCGAGGTCTGTGTTTTGCGCGCCAGACTTAAAGACTTCGTTAACAACTTCACGGTACACCTGCAAAGCAGCAACGGCGGGGCCACGGACTTCGGCCGAGAACTGCGAGAGCTTATTTTGCAAGAACTCAATCTGGCCGCCGACCGCGAGGAGTTCCCGCTCGTCAATTCCGAGGTTCAGGCCGGCTGCGCCAGCGCCTCCGAAGCCCTCGAGGAACTGCTCGCCTCTGGCCCGTCGAGCATTCAGCGCCGCAGTGATTTCTCTTGCCTTGGCGGCCAGCTTGTCCGCTTGATCAACGGCAAAACCGACACCGTCGCGGCCAAGAATCCTGAAAGCATTGGTGAGTTTGTTGACCTCGGGGCCAAGTTGCGACCGAAGGGCATCGGGTAGCTTCTGCACCTTGCTCTCGACCACGTCGATCTCGCCGCCCAGCGTCTCAAGGATGCGGGCGCGGCCTTGGCGGCCGGCTGGGAGTGCGGTGGCCTGACCGCGCAGCGATGTCAATTGAGACTCACGCTGATCCACCTGCAAGAGGCTGTTGGCTACCGCGAGCCTTGCCTCTTGCTCTGCTCTCAAGGAAGCCTCGGCCTGGGCCTGTTGATTCAGCGAATTGATCGCCGCAACCCGCTCTTGGATCGTCCTTCCTGAAGCGTCTCTCGTGCTGGCCTGACCGCGCAGCGATGTCAATTGAGACTCGCGCTGGTCAATCTGGAGAAGCGTGTTTGCGACCGCAATGCGGCGCTCCTGCTCTGCCCTCAGGGCGGCCTCTGCCTGCGCTCGCTCATTGACTTTATTCAGCCCCTCCACCGAAACGCCTTGCAGCGCTATCAGTCTGTTTAGTTCACCCCGCGCTGCCTCAAGCTGCGATGTGTCCACTTGCGGGGTGAGGCGGATGCTGTTGATCTTCGCGGCGGCCTGCGTGATGAGTTCGTCCAGGCGAGCCACGTCGCGGATTTGATCGCCGAGGCCCAGGGATGCCGATAGCCCCCTGCGGCCAACACTGGACACTACCTCTGGGGAGGCAGCTTTTCTCCGCGCCTCGGCGCTCGCCTGGAGCGCGGCGAACACGCCTGGGTCGGTGAACTGGAGTTCGTTTCCGCTTGGCGCGCTGGCGGTGATCTGCTGGGCCTGCCTGAGTTGTTGCAGCGCCGCAGAGACGCGGCCGATGCGTTCGGCCGTCTTCGTAAACGCCTTCTCGCTGACGCTTCCAGACCGGGCCAAAAGATCATTTAAGCCGGCGGCCCGGCGCTGTGCTAGATCAAGAGCCGGCAAGAACGCGGCCTGCACCTCTGCCGAGAGTCCTTCAAACTGCCGCGTCGCTGCGGCCAGCGGCTTGTTGATGCCCTCGGCGACGCTGACGGCGCGCTGAATCTGCGCAACCTGCTTGCTGTCTATCAGATTCAAGCCGCGGCCCGCGACGAGCGCCCTCTGGATGCGCTGGAGCGGGGTGAAGATTCCGTTGAGGCTCGCCTGGGCGCTCCTCGAGGCGCCCGCGATCTGCGACTGGATGCTGTTCGCAAACCGATTTACGTCCCGCGTGCTGCCTTGCAGCTTGCGCGAGAGGTCGGCCGTGCTGGCCGTGACCAGTGCCGAGATTTTGCCGATGTAGCCGTTCGCCATCCCTGGCACCTACTGCTTCAGTTTCGCCAACTCAGCCCACATCTGATCCGCCGTCTGGGTCGGCTTCACGGTCGCCGGAATGAACACCGACTCCTCCGGTATGTCATTCCGCTTGTAGTTCCCGCTGGCAGCCATCACGATCCGGCAGAGCCGTGCGGTCTGCTGCCACGGGTCTGGCAGCGGCCACCGCTGATCGAACGCATACCACTCGCTCAGTTCCTCGCTGTCTGTATTTGCCAACAACTGGCGAACCGTCATCCCGAGGGCCAGGGCTAGGCGGAAGTAGAACCGCCGCTCTGGCCGTCGGGAGAACCTTCCCCCAGGCTCTCGACCGCCTCGTTCGTGAAGGCATTGTGCTTCCAGGCGGCCTCGAACGCCTTATTGATCGAGGTGCTGGACTTCTTGCCGAGGATCGCGATCTCGCCGTCCTCGAACAACCGCTCCCCCTTGTCATCGCAGAGCGACAGGACGAGAAACCTCGCGCGGAAGTTCTTCATCTTCTGCTCTGAGTACGCTTCCTCGAACTGATCTCGCTCGCTGCCAGTCAGGGTGCGGACGTAAACCGTTCCGCCCCACTCGCTGGTCATGTCAAGTTCAGCGAGCTTGAGGTCGTTGGCGGAAATAATCTGAGACTTACTAAGAGGCACGGGATTTAACTCCAGCGGTGAAATGGAAACGAGAAAGATACTGGCAGGCACTCGAAAGGATTCTCTGGCTGTTTTTCTTTTGCTGGCGGGCGAGGAGACTCAGCCATCTTCTTGCGGCGAGCCTTATCAGCCTCTGACAAGCACACTCGGCAGTAAATGCTCTTTCCGTCAGTCATGGCGCGGTTGGTGCTGAAGGCGTCGAGATTCTTCTCGGCCTTGCACTTGCTGCACGTCTTTGTGTCAGCCACCAATCGCATCTGCGCTCCTTTTAGGTGCTGTTATCAATCACGAAGTTCAGAGTGCCGCGGAGAAACTCCCCCACGGCCATCTCGCTGGTGGCCGACTGCAACACGGCACTCTTGGTCACCGACATATTGGCGTGCGAGATTTCCAACTGGCCCGACCGGCCGCTGATTGCCAGCGGAGCAGGCGTAGTGGACAGGCGGATGTAATCCACCCGCACGGTGGCCGGCGACCTGATGTCGCCCGTGCCGATCATCCGCTTGGTGCCGACCTGGTCGCCGGCCGCGGTCATGTCCACGACCTCGGCCTCGGCCTCTTGCACAGAGATCGACGTGTAGAGAGCCGTAAAGCCGGGGAACGTGAAGGTCGCCCCCTGCGACGAGATCGCCATCTATGCCCCCAGACGAGGCGTCAGGCGAGCCGGAACGTCGCCGAGCCTCGGACAAAGTCACCCACGCTGCCGCCGATGCTGGCGCTGGATATAGTCGCAGTGCCAGACATTGAGAACGGGCCAGCGATCGTAAGCGCGCCGGAAGTGCCGGCCGTGAGAATCGTGGTGGAGATGTAGTCGATCGAAACCTCGCGGTCGGTGGCGAAGCCGCCGACGAACAGCCGGCGGGCGTTCGGGGCCACTCCGAGGTGCGTCGCGTCGAGGAGGTCTTGCGTGTCATTGACCTGAACGCTCGTGACGGTGACAGTCGAGCCGCCGAAGGTGAACGTGAGTCCCTGTGCCGACGTTGCCATCTGGTTGCGCCTCCTTGCGCGGTTGTCACGACCAGTCGGCTATGTGGCCGACTCAGTCCATCTGATCTGATACAGTTGCCGGGTTTCGTAGGCCGGCGGCAGTTGTGCTCCAACCGCCGACGGGTCGAGGTAGTCGTCCGTTTCGGACACCAACCTCATATCTTGTATTGTACAGCCTGCCAGAGTCCCGATGTAACCATTCAGGGACAGTCTGATCTCGTCTGCCAGGCTGCGGGCGTCGTCGTGGTACATCGCCCAGGCCGCGATCTGGAGGTTGACCTCCGGCATCAGGATCGGCCCGCCGAGGGAGTGCTGGCGGCTGATGTTGGCTCGCCGGTAGACGATGAACGGGAACTCGGCCCCCTTGGGGACGGCCACCGGGTAAATCTGGAACCCGACCAGCCGGGCCACGCCGGGGGACGAGGCGAGCCGGTGATAGACGGCGTTCTCCGGTGTGATCAGCATGGTCAGGCTGCCTGGATGCGGTTGATTTCGTTGCGGATCGCGTCGGTCAGGATGCTCAGTGAGGCACTCTTGGACGACAGGATGGCCCGCTCCATCGCGTGCGACGGCGGCATGGCCCCGTAGGTTTCGCCGGGGGCCAGGGCAAACGGCCCAAAGTCGTGCGGGTAGCCGCTGCCCTGCCGGGCCTTGCGGGTCGGCTCGTTCTTGCTGCCCATGATGAAGTAGAACCCGCGGCCCATCCGCTCGAACTGCGTATTGTCGAACGGGCGGCCCTGGTTCGGTACGCGGTCGAACCTGCCGTTGATCTTCTGGTGGACGTTCAAGTAGGTGCGCCGGCCCTGCGTGCTGGGGCGGCGCGCTCCAGTACCGAACTCGTAGAGCCAAGCGTGGTTGCCCGCCCCTTTGACCTCAACGTCCCATTCCTTGCCGCTCTTTCCGCTGCCGCCCACGACGTGCTGGGGGCCGCCGATCGCGACGCCGACGCCGCGGGCGCGCTGGTTCTTGATGCCACGAATCTTCACGCTCTTGCGGAGGTTCCCCGTCACGTCGGGGACGAGCCGCTTGTAGTTCTCCATCACCTCTTTCATCGCCACCTTGCAGGCGGCGTTGAGCCGAGGGGTCGCGTCCTCGCCGACCCGCGTGGCGGCGCGGAGCAGAGCCTGGATCAGGTCTTCGACGCCCTCGAGGCGGATTTGGATGAAGCCTTCCGTCGCCTCGCGGCCGGTCTGGCCGGTGGGGAGGATGCGCGGCGTCGTGCCGAGGATAGGGACGGCCATGCTAGGTCAACTCCCTCGCCAGTAGCTCGAGCGTCTCCCGGCCGGAGCGGTCGGTGACGCTGGCGATCTCCATCGTCCGATTCCTCCAGATTATCCGGTGGGTGTGGGTCACGTCGTCCCGATGGCGGATGCGAATCCGGTGGGTCGCGACCACGTTGGCCTGCTGGGCCTGGAGGATGTCACGGCTCGACAAGCCCTCGACGCTGGCCCAGACGGTGGCGAGCGTCGTGTCCCAGTTGAGCGTCGTCTCGCCGGAGCGGCTGCGTACCTCCGTCGGCGACTTGATCGTCACACGCTCGCGCATCCTGCCGATGTCGAGGGTCATGTGACCGTCCCCTCGCCGATGAGGATGATTTCGTAGGTCTGCCCGGCGCTGCCCGTCACAGCCGCGGAGCCGGCTGGCATCCCGCTTGCGCCAGGCGCGACGGTTACGACAACGCCGCCTGGCTGAACGTATTGCAACCCCCCGAAAGCATCGGCGCTGCCGAGCGGTGTCAGAGTCAGCGCCGCCGTTGACGAGTTTCTAAAATACATCCCCTTGATGGCTGTGATCGACACTGTCCCGCGGTCGTCTGTCAAGTTCGATGCGCTGATCGTGCTGCTGGGGCCAGCGAGAGTGCGTGAGTCGCTCCACACGACCTGGGCTTGGTTTGCCCCAGTCCCGTCGCCGAGCGTGACGGAGTAGGTCGCCGGCGTCGCCCGCAGGGTCTGCGAGATGTCGCCGCTCGAGGTTTCGTGAGCCAGGATGGAGAGCAGAATCTGGGCGTTGAGTGCCATCGGTCAGGTTCCCATGACGTAGATTTCGTAAGACTGCCCCGCGGTGCCGCCGATCCGCAGGATGCTGCCGCCGGCAGTCGTCCCGAAGCCGCTGCTGTTCGGGCAGGACAGGAGCAGCGTGCCGGCCTCGCGGATCGGGTAGCCCCGCAGCGTGAGGCTCCCCAGGTTGATCATCGGGGAGAAGTTCCACGAGGTCGTGTCTTGGCGGAAGACGCTGAACTGGCTGCCTGTCCAGCCGGCCGACAGGGCGATCTGGTGCTGGCTCGACAGGTTGCGGACGTAGAGCAGCTTCACAACGTCAACGCCGATGGTCGAGAAATCGACCTCGTCGAAGCCGGAGGCTCCAAACGTCCGCTCGTCGCTCCAGACCTCGGTGCAGTCGCCCACGTCCACGGTGAACTGCACCGTGTGGTCTTCGATGGCACTGGTCAGGCCGCTCTGGGTGAGCCGCCGGGCAGAGACGCCGGCCTGCACCTGGGCCTGGACGGTCATCGGTAGCCCCCCCAGCCGCTCGCCGCCATCAGCGTCTCGAACGTGTGTGGCACCGGGATCACCTGCGAGTAGGAGGCAAAAACCGGCTGGCGCATTTCATACCAGTGGGCCACCAAAAGCAGGGCGGCCTGCTTCAGGATCATCGGCACGGCCGCGCCGCTGGCCCCGTAGCCGGCCTGCCACTGCACGGTGACGCTGTTCTCGTCGCCTCGAACCGCCGGCCAGACGCCGTTGTAGAGCGGGTAGACGCGGCCGGGGGTGATGTTCGAGTCCACCTGGAAGTGGCCGCTGGCCGAGAGCAGCGTCTGGTTGTTCCCGCCCTCGTCGCGGTAGGTGATCGTCACGGCCGCGGGCGCCATCGGCGGGCGGGGCAGGATCAGTTCCCACAGCGGAAACACGTCGTAGCGGGCCTGCCAGGTCTGCGTGATCATGGAGATGTCGAGCACCTCCTCCATGTACTGCCGCGCGCAGGTGATCAGGCCGGAGATGTAGGCGTCGTCGTCAGAGATGTCCACGCGGCACTGCGTCTTCGCCTCGGATAGCGTCACCGGCTCGGCGGCCGGCTGCACCGAGCGGACGAGGCTGCGGTACGGCGTGATCGACGAGTCGGGGTGCTGCGGCGAGCCGTAGACGATGGTGACGGTCATTTGGGCTTCCTTCTCTTCAGGGGCTGGTCAATCACGGCCCGCTCGAGGTCGGCGTCGGGGGCCACGGCCCGCTCGATGGCCTTCTCCTCGACCGGCTCGACCATGCCGCGGGCGATCATCACGCGGGCCATGCCGTCGCCCCAGTCGAAGACCTGGCCGATGCGGTAGCCGTTGAACGACTTGGTGACGCGAATCTTCACTTGATGAACCCCCAGGCGCCCTCGGGCGGGTTGCGGTCGCTGTTCCAGAAGTCGGTGCAGTGCTGCTGAATCTTGCCGCCATCCGAAGTGCGGCTGGGCCAGGTGATCATCAGTTCGGCGTGGCCGACGCTGACCTGGGTGGCGATGCCCAGCTTGTTGCCGGCCGCGTGGAACGATTTCCAAAAGTGGATGTCCTCGTCAACGTGGCCGCCGCGGTAGTCGCCGCGCTCGCTGGCCTCGGCGATGAACCACGGCTTCGGCGTCTTCCGCAGGGCTTCGGTGCGGATGAATGTGCAGCCGAAGTGGGCCGTCTCGACCAGTTGAACGGGCTTCTGGAACCAGTCATTCTCCACGGTCGTCTTGTCCTCCGGCTTGACGCCGGGGAGGGCGAACATGACCGTGTTGGCCTCCCGCTTGGTCTGGAGCGGGGCGATGGCATCGACGCCGCTGAACATCATCAGCGTCAGGAGGGCTTCGACAGTCTTCGCCGTGAAGACCGTGTCGTAGTCAAACGTGAGCAGCACGTCGGCCTTGTCGATCGTGTCCTCAAAGCAATTCTGGAGGCATTGACCCCAGAATGCGCCGGTGTACTTAATCGGCGAGATGCGATGCGGCGCGAGAGCCTGGGCGATGCAGAAGAAATTATCAGTGAAGCCGAGGCGGGGGCAACTCATCAGAGCCGCCACCTTGACCTCGGCCTCACAATCACCTACACGGACGAGCATTTTTGTCGCTCCTATTGGTTAGGAGCGGGCGCGCTTCCTTGCGCCTTTGCCGGCCGTCTTGGCCGTCCCGCTTGTTTCGGGACTAGCCACGCACCCAGGTCAGGACGTTCGCATCGCTCGCCGAGGCGGGCGACTCAGCGGCCCGCGAGAGGCGGCCCGTGATGGCAACCGTGGCCGACGCGCCGGGGGTGTAGGACACCCGCAGGTAGCGCTTCCGAGCCTTGGTGTCCACGTCGAGCTTCACCACCGCGGTGGAGGCCGTGCCAGCGGCCGAGATGGCCGGGACGGTGAAGCCGTTGGCCGCACCGGCCACATAGCCAACCACGTCGGAGTAGCCCGAACCGGAGGCGTCGGACTCCTCGATCTTGAGCACGTTCGAGAACGTGGTCGCGGCGTTGCTGGCACGCAGCACGGTCAGCGAGCAGTAGTCGTAGCCGATCGTGTCGATGGTCAGCGTGGCGGTCGCGGTCGCGCCGACGGCCGCCGTCGTGATTTCAGCCACAACACGGTGGTTCTGGGAGTGAATCATCGTCGTACTTGCTCCTGTTTACTGAGGGTTAGGCCGTCTTGAGGGCGACGACGGGGCCGACCTCGGAGGTGGTGCCGAGCGAGTGGTGGTTCACGTCGAACCGCATCGTGCCTTGCAGGAGCAACTGATCTGTCGTGGCGTACACCTGATCGAACAGCCGCACCGAGAAGTCCCGGCGGCGGGCGTAGATGCTGGAGAGGCTCATGTTGCCGAACAGCACCTTGATCTTGCCGCTGTCGGTGCCGAGGATGCTGTTCATCACATGCACCATTCGCACCGGGTA